AAGGAGATAAAAAATGGCAACAGTAACAAAAGATTTTAGAGTAAAAGCGGGATTAGTAGTTGAAGGTACAACTGCAACCGTTAATGGAAAGAATATTATCACAGCAGGTGTCGTTGACGCCAAGGGTGATTTAATTGTTGGTAGCGCAGATGATGCAGTAGCACGTCTTGGCGTTGGTACAAACGGTCAAGTACTTACAGCAAATTCATCTGCCACATATGGCGTTGAGTGGCAAGCACCAGCAGCAGTTGGTGTATTTGGTTCAAGCATTGAGTTTGAAGGATCTACAGCAAATGATTTTGAAACAACACTTGCAGTAACTGACCCAACAGCAGACCGCACAATCACACTTCCAGATGCAACTGGTACAGTAGCACTTACTTCAGATATTACAGTTAGTGCATCTTCAACAAACACATTTTCAAACAAGTCAATATCACTTGGTTCAAACACAGTAACTGGAACTACTGCAGAATTTAATGCTGCACTTACAGATTCTAACTTTGTAACTACTGGAGATACTGGAACTGTTACAAGCACAATGATTGCAGACGGAACTATTGTTGACGGCGATGTTAGTGCATCAGCAGCGATTGCTCAGTCTAAGATTTCAGGTCTTACTACTGATCTTGGAAACAAGGCTTCAGCATCAGACCTAACAGCTCACACAGGAGCAACAGAAGCACATGGTGCAACTGGCGCAGTAGTTGGAACAACTAACACTCAGACTCTGACCAACAAGACTCTTACTGCCCCTACTTTAACTACTCCAGCGCTTGGTGTTGCTACTGCTGATTCTATCAATGGTACAACTATTCCAAACACAAAGACTCTTGTTGTAACAACAGATAAGTTAAACGTACTTGCAGCAACATCTTCATCAGAACTTGCTGGAATTATTTCAGACGAGACTGGTACTGGAGCACTTGTTTTTGCTAATACACCAACACTCGTAACACCAAACATTGGTGCTGCAACTGGTACATCTTTGGTTCTTTCAGGGGACCTAACAGTTAATGGTACAACAACTACAATTAACTCAACAGAAATCACAATTGACGATAAGAACATTGTTCTTGGTTCAGTAGCATCTCCAACAGATGCAGGTGCTGACGGTGGTGGTATTACTCTCAAGGGTGCTACAGATAAGACTTTCTCATGGGTAGATGCAACTGATGCATGGACCTCATCTGAACACCTCAACCTTGCTTCTGGCAAAAACTACTATTTAAATGGTGGATTGCTAAAGGATGCAACAGAAACTCTTACAAACAAGACAATAAGTGGCGCAAATAACACTATTTCAAATGTTTCCCTAACTACTGGAGTTACAGGAACACTTCCTGTTGCTAATGGCGGTACAGGAATCACATCACTTGGAACTGGCATTGCCGATTTCCTTGGAACACCATCTTCTGCAAACCTTATCTCAGCAATTACAGATGAAACAGGAACTGGCTCACTAGTATTTGCTAATACACCAACTCTTGTTACTCCAGTACTTGGTGCAGCAAGTGCAACAAGCATTGCTCTACCAGATGCGCTTGTTGGTTCTGCTCTAGCAACTGCTGGAACTTCAGCAACAACAATTGATACATGGTCAGCAACAACATATTCTGCTGCTAAGTATGTAGTTCAGCTAAAGAAGTCTGGCAACATTGAAGTAATTGAAGTACTTGTTGCTATTGATGGTAGCAACAACGTATATCTAACAGAGTACGCTAATGTACAAAGCAATGGTGAATTAGGAACAACAAATGCTGTTTATGACAGTGGCAATGTTCTTCTTCAGGTTACTGCAGCAGCAGCAGATACATCTGTTAAGGTAAGCAAGACCTATATTGAAGCATAATTAGAGACGGGAGCCAACTGTGACAACAACAAATAGAGACTTTAAGGTAAAGCATGGGCTAGATGTAGCCCAAGGCGGTACTTTTGGAGGAACTGTCACAGTTGGTACCCCAACTCAAAACACACATGCAGCTACTAAGCTTTATGTAGACACAAAAGCTCCTGTTGCTCCAGCATTATCAACAGCACCTACATCTCCAGTAGATGGACAGTTATGGTTTGATACAGTATCACGCCATCTATCAATATATTCTACTGATCAGGCTGAATGGATAATGATTGCTACTTTTGCTGATACCGCTGATCTTAGACAGCACATTCACGATACTGCAATTGACGGAACTGGACTTATTGTTTCAGTATTCCAAGACGCAGGTTTTTACGATTCAATATTCACATCAACTGAAATCGCAGGATTCTATGATTCAGAATACTGGACTAACAGCTACGACGGCGGAAGCCCATTAGATAATTTTAGTTAATTATCTGATATAATACTACAGGACACCTAAGAGGAGACTATAAATGGCAACAAGAATGCAACAGCGCAGAGGTACTGCTGCTCAATGGATTTCAACAAATTCTGGCAACGGGCCAATCCTCAACGCAGGTGAAATCGGATTTGAAACCGACACAAATAAGTTTAAAATTGGTGATGGCGTAAATCACTGGATCAACCTTGATTATTTTATTGATGCTAACTCAACAGTAAACCCAGCCTTTGGCTCAAGCATTACTTTTGAGGGAGCAACATCAAATGCATTTGAAACCACAGTTTCCGTAACAGATCCAACCGCTGATCGCACAATTACTCTACCAGATGCTACAGGAACAGTCGTTTTGGCTGACGGTAGTGGAAATGTTACAGTATCAGGCGACTTAACAGTAAGCGGTACAACTACCACTATTAATAGCACAACAATAAATGCTACAACAGGAATTGTATTTGAAGGTCTTACAGCAAATGCTTTTGAAACTACGCTAGCAGTAACAGATCCTACAGCAGATAGAACACTAACTCTTCCAGATTCAACAGGAACAGTTGCCACAGAAGGCTACGCAGACACAGCAGTTTCAACACATAGTGTAAGCACCACAGGTGTTCACGGAATTGCAAATACAGCAGATCTAGCAACAAAGTCTTATGCAGATTCAGCAGTAAATACACATAGTGCAGATACCACATCTATTCACGGAATTACAGATACAGCAGAGTTAGCTACAAAAACATATGCAGATAATGCAGCTTCTTCAGCTGTTTCAACACACAGCTCAGACACAACTTCTGTTCATGGAATTGCAGATACGGCAGAGCTGGCTACAAAAGCTTATGCAGATAATGCAGCTTCAACAGCAGCAGCTTCAGCTGCTTCAACACATGAAGCAGATACACTAAATGTTCACGGAATTGCAGACACTTCAGCACTTGCTACAACAACAGCAACAGCATCAGCAATTAGCACAGCGGTTTCTAATCATAATTCAGCTACAACAAACGTTCATGGTATTTCAGATACATCAATTCTTGCAACAACAACTGGAACACAAACCTTAACAAACAAAACTCTTACAACCCCAACAATTAACGGACCAACAATTACTGCTACTGGACAAACACCAACAATTCATGGTATTTATCTTCCAGACTCACATAATATTATTTTTGAAGGTACTACAGCAAATGACTTTGAAACAACTTTGACGGCTGGAGAACCAACTTCTGACAATACAGTAACTCTGCCAAACGCAAGTGGAACATTACAACTTAGAGTTGCAGATGTTTCAGATACTGAAATTGGATACCTTAATGGAGTAACCTCTGCAATTCAAACACAGATTGATGCAAAGGCTCCACTATCTGCTCCAACATTTACTGGAACAGTTACATCTACAAATGACCTTGTAGTTGATGGAAACTTAACTGTAAACGGTACAACATTTAACGCATCATCAACTTCTATCACAATTGAAGATAACATGCTACAACTTGCTCACCAAAATTCAGCAAACACAGTAGACCTTGGTCTTGTAGTTGCTTACAATGACGGTACAGCAAAGCACTCAGGTCTTGTAAGAGACGTATCTGATGATGAATGGAAACTATTTAAGGGTGTAACAACAGAGCCTACAACTACAGTTAACTTTGGTCAAGGATCACTTGATAACCTTGAACTGAACAACTTGGTAGCAGCAGGAGTTGTCTTTACAGACGGCACACAGACAAAAGAAGGCGTTCCATCAAGAACCCCTATTGTTCAAAAGACAGCTTCATACACACTTTCCTCATTGACTGAAAGAGACAACCTAATTGAAATGGGTTCATCTTCAGCCATGACTCTTACAATCCCAGCAGACAGCACATTAGACTTTCCAGTTGGAACGTCTCTTGATATCCTGCAGACATCAACTGGACAGGTTACAATTGCAGGCGCTGGCGGGGTAACAGTAAACTCAACACCAGGACTAAAGCTTCGTACAACTTGGTCATCTGCAACTCTCTTTAAGAGAGCAGCAAATACATGGGTTGTCTACGGCGACTTGATGGCATAATAGGATAAAGGGGAAAAAAATGGCAGCAGGTAAGAAGTCAGGTAGAAAGTCTCAAGCATCAAATGACTTTTTAGAACCATCAAATGTAACTAGCTTAACAGCTACGGATGTTGGTACATCTAGACCTTACCTACTAACAGCTAATACAACATCAGCAGCCTCTGCAGCAGGAACTGGAGCAGCAGCTTCACTTTCTTGGACACAGCCAGGAACACTAGCAGCAACTTCGTATGTAATTACAACAACACCATCAACGTATACTTGGGATACTGGTTCTGCTACAACTTCTGCTACATTTCAAGGTTTAGCATCAAATGTATCTTATACATTTACAGTAAAAGCAAAAAGTGCTGGTGGAACTGCATCAGGCACCACCTCTTCATCTGTAACGGTAACTACAGTTCCAGCACAAATGGATGCACCAGTCCCAACAGCTGGCCTTAATCAAAACTCTATTGCATTTACAGCACCAGCAAATGGCGGTAAGGTTATTACTGGATACACTGTAACTGGCAGCGATGCAACTTCTGGAACAGGATCTACAAGCCCTATTCTTATTAACGATACTGGCGGAACATCTCAAACCTATACCGTCAAGGCAACAAATGCTAATGGAGATAGTGTTGTTTCTTCAGCATCTGGATCTATTACAACACTTGCTCCATTTTTCCCACCATTCTTTCCACCATTTTTCCCTCCATTTTTCCCTCCAAGCTTCCCATTCTTCCCTCCATTCTTTCCACCGTTCTTCCCACCTTCATTCCCATTCTTCCCTCCATTCTTCCCTCCATTCTTTCCACCTTCATTCCCATTCTTCCCATCCTTTGGATCTGTCAACCGCAGATGTTCATCAAGTGATGTTGCTAATGGTCGCCCAGGCTGCTTCTTCCAAACTGCGTGTGCCACAGGTGGACAAGGCGCTACTTGTTAAAATGATAAAACTAATAAAAGAAAAGGAAAAATTATGATCACTATAACAGATATCACATATGATCCAAGAGAAATTAGTAAAACAAAAGGTTTGGCACTTGTTTTTGTTATTGATAGTCAATGTCTATATGACTTTCCAGCAACAGATTATGGTGTAGAGCTTTTTACACAAAATAAAGGAATTGAAGATATTTCTTCTGAATATCCAGATTACGACGGAATCACTCTTAAAATAATTAAAGAAGAGGGATTTGAAGTTTTACAGGTAGCAGAATATATTGGAGCCATACTTCTTAGTGATCATCAAGTGTTAGATTTAAATGCCTATCCTGGTGGACAGAATGTTTTTTCACCAAATGCTACATTTGATGGTGAAAAATTTATTATAAATAGCTAAACCTACATAGTTATCCATTTGTGCTATAATAAATTATAACCTTAAAAGATGGGGACCTTATGGATATTTATGATGAAAACAATAATCACTGGTTTACAAAAGATAGATCAGAAACAGCTTCAACAAGAATTGCTAGAGTAATGCCTCAAAACAATATTAATGTTAGTAACCCAGGATTAGGTTTAAATATTTATCACAATGTTTTTTCTAAAGACGATTCTGAAAGATATATTAATACTCTTGAGCATAATTTATCAGGAGACAAAAAATATAAATGGTCAGAGGCTAAGGTAACAAATTCTGATGCTCCAATTAAAAAAGCAAGGGACTGTGTAGACTTTAAATATAAGCAAGAAAATCTTGGACCAAGAGATGAAACAAACTCTGAACTTATAGACTTGCATGAAGAGATTTATCAAAAACTTAAGTACTGCATAGATGACTATGCTGAGTATTGGGGCATAAATGTTGTGTATTACGAGGCTTTTAATTTTGTAAAGTATGAAGGGGCAGGGACCCACTTTAACATCCATGCAGACCACGGACCAGCGTATAACTGCACGGTGTCTGCTGTTATTTATATTAACGATGACTATGAGGGTGGGGACATACATTTCCCAAGACTTGACAATTTAGTTTATAAACCAAAAGTTGGAGATATTGCTGTGTTTCCATCAAACTATATTTATGAGCATGCATCCTTACCAATGGTTTCAGGGAAAAAATATTGCGTTGTTGTTATGACAGATATCAATCTTTTAGGACATCAAGAATAAAAAGTTTAGCACAATAAAAGGAGAAAATATGAACGTAAGTAATAATCAGTTAATATCATGGAGCGGTGTTGAAGAAATAGCACCAGGAATTTTAGTTTATCATGATGTTCTTCCAAAAGACCTAGATTTAATTAATAGACTAGAATCTGTGCTAGATAAAAATAATAAAAATAATTATAATTGGCAAGAGGCATATGTTGGGTATAGACAAAGAATGCCTGAGTATAGAGATTGTGTAGATTTTAAGTTTAAAAAAACAGATATTGAGGGTGATACATCTGAGCATTCTCTCAAGCTACAAGCAATATGGCAAGATTGTTTTGATAGACAAGATCTTGCCGTACAGGATTACTGTAAACGCTTTAACATTTATAACTTAAGATATTGGGAGGCCTTTAATTTTATTAAGTATGAGCCAGGACATCACTTTATGGAGCATCACGACCATGGATTTTCTTATAACTGTACCGTTTCATTAGTAGCTTATTTGAATGATGATTTTGAGGGCGGAGAACTATTTTTTAGGTTGCAAGGTATTAACTATATACCAAAAGCTGGGGATGTTGTACTATTTCCATCAACATATATGTATCCTCATCAAGCAAAAGTGGTTCATTCTGGAACTAAGTATTCACTGGTTACAATGCTTGACTATAGCGATAAATTTCACAAGCCAGAATTTTATCAAGAAACAGGATCTTAATGTCAATAGTAAAGTGTTATAAGTTAAGTCCTAAAGCACTTAATATAACACCAATGACAATTAAAAGAGACTGGATGGATGAAACTCCACAGGGTCATGCATATAGATGTCATCCTGTTACATCTGCAAATGTAATTGGTTGGTACATTTCTTGTCCAGTTGACATTAAATTTATATGGAATGGTATTAATGATACAACACCCAATAATGTAACTATATTAGAGGGACAAGATTATGTATATACGGGTAGAGGGCAGTCAACCGTTAGTTTTAATACTGGTTTTATTTTAAGAACAAAAAAAGAAATGAGTGTTCTTACAATAACGCCACAAAATTATTTTAACAAAGATCTTGAAGTTATGTCTTCTCTTATTTCAACATCTTTTCTAGATTCAGATTTTCCATTAGCAGTAAAATGCATGACAGAAAATAAAGAAATTACAATAAAAGCAAATACTCCAATAGCAACAATAATACCAATTTCTGTTACATCATTAAAGGATGAGTCTGTTGAGATTTTAAACTTTGATAATGTAGAAGAGCGTAACAGGAAAATGCAGTCATATGGTGATGCAGCACAAGAGATCAACAAAATAGGTGAGTGGACTGACTGGTATAGAAATGCAGTAAATGAAAAGGGAGAGTCTATTGGTTCGCATGAAGTAAAAAACTTAAAACTAAGTGTGATTGATAATACAAAATGAAAATAATAGAATTTATTAGTAACAGGTATTGGCTAAAAGCAGATAGCGATTCAAGGCCTCAACCTATATCAAAACTCATACCTTCGTGGTATAGACAAGCTGATAGATTTGCTAAAATGCCAAATGGTGAGTATTGGGTTGGTCCAGATAGTGGAAAGATTCCTACATGGAAGGCATGTCCAGCACTTTTAGATATAATGACAACAGGGTATAGTCTTGTAACTCCTTGCGATATAACATTTTTAATGGATGATGTTGGAAATATTTCTGCAAAAGTGAGCGATCCTCTTTATCAAGACTTTGTTACAAGAAGAGACCCAATGCCACAATTTGAACAGCCACACGGATACTATAAGTATCATTTTGCTTGGTTTCCAGAATGGGCTATAAAGGTTCCTTCTGGATATAGCGTTCTATATTCTTCTCCATTTAATAGATATGATCTTCCTTTCATGACAGTTGCTGGAATTATAGACAATGATAAGGTCAATCTTCCTGGATCTATGCCGTTTTTTATTAAAGAGGGTTGGACTGGAATTCTACCAGCTGGAACTCCATATGCTCAGATGATTCCTTTCTTAAGGGAAGATTGGAAATCAGAAACAGTTATTCCAACAGTAAATGATATTATTTCTAATAATACACAAAATAGCAAGAAATATCGTGTTCCCAATGGCGGAATATATAAAAACAGTGTGTGGTCTAAAAGGTCTTACGAATAGGAAATGGTATAATAAAAACATGATAGAAGAAATTCAAAATCGCAACATGGTAAGATATGAGTCAATAACTCCACCTGGGTTTTTTGGATCATCAGTAGAACACATACAGGCAAGAGAAAACTTCATGACAGAAGAAGAGCATGCTTTTTTACTAGATGCTGCAAAAAGAATAACTGTATGGGATGTAACAGAAACACACTACAATGAAGATGGAGTTGTTACGTATGACTCAGACTATTGGAAAGACAGAGTAGCAACAGCAAATACTCTAGATAAGTTAGACCCAGAAATAAGAGTTGTCATATCAAACATGGTTCAAAGATTTAAAAAAGATGTAGATGCATATTTTGAAGTTGACGCAAAGGAAACAAGTCCAGCTATAGTTAGATGGCTGCCAGGTCAACTGCAGATGCCACATGCTGATAAGCAATTACCAAGCGGAGAACCAAATGATTTTCCATGGTTTGATCTTGCTGGACTATTCTACCTAAATGACGACTATGATGGTGGAGAGTTGTACTTTCCAAACCAAGGAATAGAGTTTAAACCAAAAGCTAGGGCAGCATATTTTTTTCCAGGGGACCTAAACTATATTCACGGAGTAAGAGAAATTACTAGTGGTATTAGATATGTCATACCATTCTTTTGGACTATTAATAAACATACAGGAAGTAGGCAACCATAATGAATCTAAATAATCCAGTAAGACTAAATAAAGACATAGTTCTTTATAAAAACTTTTTAACTAGTGATGAGTCTCAAAAAATTATTAAAGTTTTAGATAAACAGGCAGAAAATGAAAAAATTACATGGTCTCCAATATCTTTTTATGAGTCATATTCATCAATATTACCTAAAGATGGTGATCAAGAGATTCTTGATTTTGATCTACAATCAGATATATTTTCAAAGATTAAAGAGGGAATTATTAAAGGTGTTGCATCTGTTCATGATATAGATTCAAATACAGTAGTTGAGATAGGCTACCATACACAAAAATGGGAGCCAGGAGCATATGCAAGAATACACTCTGACAATACAGATGAGCATGGAAATACTGGACCATTTGAAAGAAGTAGATATGCAGCATTTTTATATTTAAATGATAACTTTGAGGGTGGACTTTTACAGTTCCCAACACACGAAATATCAATTAAGCCAGAAGTTGGCATGCTTGCTGTTTTTGATGGCGGATTCAATAATATGCACGAAGTAACAATGATTACAAAGGGTGTTAGGTATACCCTTGGATCTTTTTGGGATGACAGAGAAGAGTCATCATACTCACAAGAAACAAGAGACAAGTGGGCGGAAGAAATGAAAAAAATAAGAGATGCACAAAAGGTAGAAAAAGAAGAGTGGCAAAATCTTATTAAAGAAGGATATAAAATTGATATGAATGGCAATAAGTATAAGGTAGATACTAAAGGAGATGTGAGACCATGAAACTAGAAAAAAAGCTAGAAGAGAATATCTATTACTACACAGGGGTTATTCCAGACCCTGAAAAGTTGATATCTTTAATTAAAGAAACAGACGGTGATCCAGATATAATTAGTGTGATTCCCGCATGGACAAATTGGCTATCAAATTCTGGTGATGGCGTAGCATTTGGTGGTAAAAAAGATTTTAATGTAAATAACTTAGACTCCCTATCTGGAGAAGCAAAAGAAAAAGCAACATACATTGTTTCTGCAATACAAAACGCTGTTAAAGATGTCGCATATGCGTTTGTTAAAGACAGAGGGCTAGATGTAACAGAACCAAACATATCCCCATTTGCAGGAGTAATGAAATATATAGCTGGATTAGAAATGGGAGCTCATTATGATGCTCAGGCTGGAGATGATAGTCTTTGGTGGTCAATGGTCATTTATCTAAATGATGACTATGAAGGCGGAGAGCTATCCTGGATATTGCATGATAAAGATTTACTAGATCCACAATATGCTCACCTTAAGCCAAGATCAGATCTCTATGATCCAGAAAATGAAAAGCTAATTGATTTTTGGATTAAGCCAGTTGCTGGATCAGCACTTATTTTTCCATCAACATTTCCATATCGTCATCAGGTTCATATTATGAAAGAGGGAGATAAGTATATGTTCCCAGGATTTATCTTTAAGCCAGAGTATGATCCAAATGATCCAGAGTCAGTTAAAAAGTTTAATGCTGGTTCACTAGTTATTAAAAAAAATCCATACCTTGAAGATAAGTAAAAAGGGTATACTATGAGAATAGTTAGTCCAACTGCTTTTGTATCAATAGAGGATATTAAGAATAATATAGAATATTATTCAAATCTTATTATTGATAATAGAATAGTTTGTTTTCGTGATGCCAACTTGTCTGTAGAAGATCAAAGCTTGGTTAGAGAGATTTTTGGGGATTACTTTAATTGGTATCCTCAAACATCAGATAGACATCGTAAAACATCAGACACTAATAAAATTAAAGAAATGTACCAAGAAAATCATTCAAGACTGACATCAAATAAAAGTAATAGTGACAAAGATGAAATTATTTTGCCATGGCATGTAGAGCATACAGAATATAATATACCAATTGTAGCTAGTTTTTGGAATATGATAAGGTTTTCTGCAGATCCAGAAACAGGAAAAACACTTTTTGTTGATACAAGTGAGATATATGATAATCTAGATGAGGACTGGAAAGATTTCTTAAACAAAAGCAAATACTGCTCTTCCAAAGAAAACTATCCTAATTTTGTAAAGCCAGCAATATCAAAACATTGGTGGATAGATAAAAAGGTAATTAGATTAGACCTTACACATCATACTGATGATGCAGATTACCTTTATCAATTTGACGGTAGGGAACCAACAGATAGTGAAAAGAAACAGTTTTTAAAAATAAGAAAACACATCTTAGATCTGATTACTATCAATAACCAAGACCTTTTATATGTCCATAAATGGAAAGAAGGAGATCTTTTGGTATCAGACTTATTTGTTCTTGCTCATTCAATAACTGGAGGGTTTGACTCAAAAGATAGAGAGTTTGTTGGATTGTGGGCTAGAGATTATTATGATATAGAGAAAGATGGATATCAATGGCAACACTCAGGATTAAAAAATAATGAAGCATGAAATACTAAAAGATAAGATTGTTTATTTCCCTGGAGTTATAAAAAATAGCCAAGAGATCATTAATGCTATAGAGTCATTAAATTCAAAGGCAGTTACAAAATGGGAAAATTGGTATGCTGGATCAGATGAAAAGCATATATATGGCGATATAAAGTATATGGATAGATCTAGGTATAAAGAAGAGTCTGATCCTGTCATACTAGATAAGTGTAAGTTTGTTATAGAGTCATTGTGTGATTATATGGCTGAGTGTGCAAAGGTTTATGCTAATATATTTGATATTCCAAAAGATCATTTAGATTTTGCAATTTCTATTATAAAACAAGAAAATACTGTAATAGGAATAAATAAATATGGCACTAATATGCACATGGGCCCACACGTTGATTTAAATGAAAAGAATGACTATGTTCAATATACAGTTGTTGTTTATCTAAATGATGACTATGAAGGTGGAGAGCTTTACTTCCCAAACCATGATATAAAGGTAAAGCCAATTGCTGGAAGCATTGCCATGTATCCTTCTGGACACCCATATATGCATGAATCTTTAAATCTTATAAGTGGACGAAAAATGTTAATAACCCATCATCTTAGAAATAATGATGCAAGATGAGTGGAGAACTAAGACAAGAGCATTCAGATTTAGTTAGTGCATACCTGCAGGGAGTTGCTTTAAAAAATCAAACGGCATATATGCTAACAATTTCTAGAGATGGTGAAGAACCAGTCAGAACAATTATTTTTTATAATAGTGCAATAGAGGCAGCAGAAGCCTACAATATGTATAATGACTGGGGGTTTGCAAAACAATATTTAACAGTAAAGCTATACGAGCCATCTGGAAAAATAAACGAAAAGGTTTTCAAAAGAAACCAGGCTGGCGATCCAACATTTTTAAGGCAAAACTACTACGATGTATCTGATATTTTATTAAGGTTAAAGCCTCTCCTTGAGGTAGAAGTGTATGAAAAGGCGTGTCTTGATATGGCTACATCATTTGCAAAAGATAATTGGAGATTTAATCCAGAACGGTTTTTGCAAAATCTTAAAGTAAATAATAAAATAAATAATTGATTATAGCACTTTATAAAACATAAAGTTGTAACACTAAACTAGAGATTGATAGAATAAGTTTGAGCGTGTTTTTCTTTTTAAATCTATGATATACTTAACACTACTTCAGAAATTATGAAGTACTCACTTAATTTTACTTTGAAAGGTACATAATAAATGTCAGAAAGCGTATTCTCATTTCGTCTATCAGAGGACTTTGTAAATAAGTACTCTACTATTCCAGCACCATTTGGATTCTCAGATGCTGGCTCTAACTCGTTAGGAGAGATTACGTTTATTCGTACTTATTCTCGTGTTAAAGAAGACGGAACAAAAGAGCGTTGGCATGAAGTATGCCGTCGTGTAATTGAGGGCATGTACTCAGTACAGAAGAATCACGCTAAAGATAACCGCCTTCCATGGAATGATAATAAATCACAGAAGTCAGCTCAAGAAGCATTCCAAAGAATGTTTGAATTAAAGTGGACACCACCAGGACGTGGCCTATGGGCATTTGGCACTCCAATGACTATGGAGAAGCGTAACTCAGCTTCCCTTCAAAACTGTGCAATGGTTTCTACTCGTGACATTGATCGTAATGATCCAGGTGCCTTATTTGCCTGGGTAATGGATGCATTAATGCTGGGTATTGGAGTTGGATTTGATACCCTTGGTCAAGACAAGCAAATGTCTATTTATGCTCCTACTGAGCCAGAATCAATCTATGAAATTCCAGATACTCGTGAAGGATGGGTTGAATCAGTTCGTCTTTTGATTAACTCATTCCTACGCCAAAACCAGTCAATTCAGCAATTTAACTATGACCTTATCCGTCCTCTAGGAGCCCCTATTAAAGGCTTTGGAGGCGTTGCAAGCGGTCCAGCACCACTTATTGATCTCCATACACGCATTCGCAATGTAATCGGTTCTAGAGCAGGTGAAGCCCTTGATAGCCGTGCTATTGTAGATATCGTAAATCTTATTGGTACCTGTGTTGTTTCTGGAAATGTTCGTCGTTCTGCTACCCTTGCTCTTGGTACACCAGAAGATGATGGTTTTATTAATCTTAAGAATCCAGAAGTATTTCCAGAAAGAAATTCATATGATCCAGAAAAACCAGGTTGGGCATGGATGTCTAACAATTCTATTTCGGCAACAGTTGGAACAAAGTATGAAGATTATGTAGATTTAATTGCAGATAATGGAGAGCCAGGTTTTATTTGGCTTGATGTTGCAAGAGACTATGGCCGTCTTGCAGATGCACCTGATTATAAGGATTCCCGTATTATGGGATTCAATCCTTGTGCGGAGCAGCCATTGGAAAGTTATGAATTATGCACACTTGTAGAAGTGCACCTTAATCGTCATGAATCCAAGGAGGACTTCCTCAAGACATTGAAGTTTGCTTACCTTTATGGAAAGACTGTAACGCTTATGCCAACTCATTGGCAACAAACAAACGGTATCATGCAAAGAAACCGTCGTATTGGTACATCTCTTACAGGTATTGCTGCATTTGCAGATGAACATGGTCTTCCAACAACTCGTGAGTGGATGGATGAAGGATACAATAAGATCCGTCATTATGATCACAAGTATTCGGAATGGCTATGTGTTCGTGAATCAGTTCGTGTAACAACTGTTAAGCCATCAGGATCAGTATCACTTCTTTCTGGTGCCACACCTGGAGTTCACTGGGGTCCTGGTGGAGAGTTCTACCTACGTGCTATTCGTTTTGGAAATACTGATCCAATGCTTCATTTGTTTAAAGCAGCGGGATATAAAATTGAACCAGATTTAGTATCAGCAAATACACAAGTAGTCTACTTCCCAGTTGCATCAGGACATAGACGTGCTGAGAAGCAGGTAAGTTTGTTTGAAAAGATTGGTTTGGCAGCAACTGCTCAAAAGTACTGGTCAGATAATGGTGTTTCTGTAACACTCTCATTTGATAAGGAAACTGAAAAGCAGTTTGTCGCTCCAGCACTTAATATGTATGAGGGACAGCTTAAGGCAGTCTCATTCCTTCCAATGGGAAATCAGACATATCCTCAGCAACCATATAGTGAAATCACGAGAGAAGAATATAACGCATATGTTGGCAAGATTGGCAAGATTGACTGGTCTGCTATTTATGATGGTGTTGAAAATCTTGAGGCTGAAGGTGAAGCTTATTGCTCAACAGATGCCTGTGAGATTAAACTGTATTAATGGTTAATGGTGGTTCACTTTAACATCATTATGGTATACTTATGGTTATGAGTACAACAAATAATCCGCTAATTAATCAAAAGACTGGCTTGCCTATTGTGGGTAATGTCAGAAGAAAGGTCATTGAGAAAAACTATGATTGGGGCCTATATGTTTATAAAAAGGCTTCTGGAAAGTGGTTTACAGACGGCGACGGTAATGTTTTAAACATTGAGTCAATGCGTGGTGATATTACCAAGATTACAGAACTAAAGAATGCAGCAAGACACTTCGGAGATCCAGGCGATGGCGATGCAGTGTTTGTTCCAGGTCTAACTAGAATTAGTGAAGAAGAGCATTCAGAGCAACTTGATCGTATGGTGAATGGTTTAATTCCATCAAGAAATGATTTAGGTGCATGGCATGCAGCACAACAGACTCTTAAGACTCACGGGAAAGAAGCATTTGATGAGTAACGATCAAGACTATACGTATATTTCTGCAAGCTTAAATACACAAGCCGAAAAAGAAAATCCATTTAAAGAACAAGATCCATTTAATAAGTCTTGGGATATTTTAAAAGATTACGTTGGACTAGATCAAAACTTTCGTAGAAGAACTGCAAGAAATATTGGAAAAGCACTAGATATAAATAATCCAGCATATCTTGACTCAGCAAATGCAAATCCTGTAGGTGTAGATGCTGGATCAAAAGCTATAAATCCTGGAACTGTATATCGTAATGGATATGGAATTTATGATGTAATTACTCCACCATATAACCTTTATGAACTTGCAAATTTTTATGATACATCATTTGCTAACCATGCTGCTATTGATGCTAAGGTAGCTAATATTGTTGGACTTGGTTATTCATTTGAAGTAACAGATCGTACAATGCTAAGTCTTGAAAATAAAGATGATGAGTTGGCAGTTAGTCGTGCTCGCAAGCGTATTGAAAGAATGAAGCTTGAAATGCGTGACTGGTTAGAAAACCTTAATGATGATGATTCTTTCACTAAAACAATGGAAAAGGTTTACACAGATGTTGAGTCTACTGGAAATGGATACATTGAAGTAGGTCGCACTGTTAACGGAGATATTGGATACATTGGTCATATACCATCAACCACTGTTCGTGTACGTCGCTTGCGTGATGGATACATGCAAATTATTGGACAAAAAATTGTTTATTTTAGAAACTTTGGTGCAAAGAATGCTAACCCAGTAACAAATGATCCACGTCCAAATGAAATTATTCATATTAAAGAATACTCTCCACTAAATACATATTATGGAATCCCTGACATTATTGCAGCACTACCATCATTGATTGGTGATCAACTTGCATCACAATACAATATTGATTATTTTGAGAACAAGGCCGTTCCACGATATGTCGTAACACTTAAGGGTGCAAAGTTATCTGGAGAAGCAGAAGATAAGATGTTCCGCTTCTTGCAGACAGGCCTCAAGGCTCAGTCACACAGAACTCTTTACATACCACTTCCTGGAGATACAGATCAAAATAAAGTTGAGTTTGATATGAAGCCAATTGAGAATGGTATTCAGGATGGATCATTCAAAGAGTACCGCAAGCAAAATCGTGATGATATTCTTGTTGCTCATCAGGTTCCAATTTCAAAACTTGGCGGTACTGACTCAGCAGCAATCGCAGCATCAATTGCACAGGATAGAACATTTAAAGAGCAGGTATCTCGTCCAGCTCAAGGACACCTGAATAAGGTTATTAGCAAAATCATCAAGGAAAAGACAGATATCCTTGAACTTAAGTTTAATGAACTTACACTAACTGATGAAATTACTCAGTCACAGATTCTTGAAAGATATGTAAAGACTCAAGTTATGATGCCAAATGAGGCTCGTGAAGCTATTGGTCTTCCTCAACATCCAGACGGAGATGCTCCATTTGTTATGTCTGCAAGACAGGCAACAGACGCTGCAGCAAACCTTGCTGGCAACAGATCAAGAGATTCAGAAAGAGCAAATAGTCAGTCAGATGGTCCTGCAACTACAAGTGGTCGCAATGCACAGGGTGAAGGCAGATCGTCTCAATAATTAAGAAAAGTTATAAAAGGTTTGGTATAATAGAAACGCTATGAATATA